GATCGTCGGCTGTTACGTCAAACTCATAAACGAATACGGGGCTCTGCGGATAGCTGGCGTCGTGCTTTGCTTTTGTTTTGGAATGGTCTTTAAGCAAGGCAACGAAACGACACTTTTTTACTTCGAGGCCGCTTTTTGTAAGCAGCCACGCATAAGTTAAGCCCTGCGCGCGCCAATCGGCGAAGTCTGCGAACTGTACTTTCCACACGCTCGCGGTTTTCCAATCGTTGATAATTCCGCGCTCCATGTCGTATGAGTCTACTTGCCCGGTAACGTATGAATTACCGACGGCAACCTTGAAACGCTCCTCGTGGAAATTGTCGTCTTTTTCGCTCTCGAGCAGCGCGTGTACGGCTGTACCCCATACCGCCCATATTTGCTCGCTGGCGTCTACTGTGATTTCGTCGTAGTGGCGGTCGGTCAATACGATTTCTTTTGCGCCCTTGTTGAGTGTGGTAGCGCTATAACAATGTGGCGCGTTATGGCGCTCTGTCGAAACGGCGTGTACAAATGCAGCCGGTAAGTTAAGAGTGTTAGTTATCTGCATTTTTTGCCCCCTCGTCGTTTTCTGTCTGTGGCTCGATTACGGCCACCTCTACCGTGTACAAACCTTTGCCGGTGCGAGTTACGCCCAGCACTTCGAAGTATTCCTCGTCGGTGGAATATCCGCGCAGCTTGTCGCAAATCTCATAAATTACGTTTTTCATTACCTCACCTCGTAATTAGTTTTTTTTTGGCGTCTTGGTGGCCACCGTTTCGCCGATAGTTACGGGCGGGAATTGAACCCGCCAGCGCCCCGGAGCAAGTGAGAGGGCGTCGCGCCTGCCGTACCAAATTACACGCAGCCTCTTGCTTTTAGCTGCTCTATAGCCTCGTTTCCGCTATGGGCGACAATCGCTACGCCGCCCTTTGCGTTTATGTCGTCTATGCGCAATTTCTGCGCGTCTGACAATCTGCCGCCAACCGGGCGCTTGCACTCGATAGCGCAGAAACGCCCGCGTTTGTCGTAGCCCTCAAAGTCGAGCGTGCCAGCCTCGGCCGTCTTAATAAAGCGGTCGCCGGTCTTAAAGCAGCCCGTATTTATGCGCTGCAATTTAATGCCGGTCGCCTTGATAACGGCCTTTACTTCCTGCACGACTTCGGCCTCGCTGATGTGCTTTAATGCCTCGTTAGTCATAGCCGTTAGTCCTCGTACTCGTAGCAAGTAATGCAGCTTAAAACGCGGGCGCGTGGAAACTCTTTTAAGAGTTTGCGCTTTGCGTCGTCTGCGTTTATTCCGCAAGCCTTGTATTTAATGCGGAAACCGTCTGAATGTTTGAGCGTGATTAAAAACATTGTCTTTTTCATTTTGCGGCCTCGCTAACTGTTAGATTTTTTGCTTTGTTTTCGTACCCCTCGGCAGCGTGCGCGTAGAATGTGCGCAAGGCGTTGTCGCTGGTGTGAGCGGCTGCGCGCTCCATGATGTTTTTTTGCAGAATTAAATACTCGTAGGCGGTCATAACTTTTCCCCTCGACAATAAAAAAACCCGCTACCGAGTTCGCATAGGTAGCGGGCTTTTATTGTCCGTTGATTTCTCAACGGCTCAGTTATGCGAACTTAAACTCAACCGTCGAGCGAGCGGTTTAACTTTCCGCTCGTCAAGTTAAGTTAAAGTTACACCTAAAAATTAAGAGTGTCAAGCGAATAAAGTTATTTTAATCATTTTTTTTTAATATTTTTTTCGCTTGACAACTCTCTTGTAACTCTCCGATAATCTCGCCGCTATGAAAACATTAAAACACAAATCTTTATTGCCGGCCTACTTGGTAGGCCTTGCCGCTGGTAAGTACACGCTCGCGCAGGCTGCGGGCGCGTGTGGTTATTCCGTTGTGCGTATGTGCCAACTCAAACAAGCGTATCTACGCGAGGGCTTGTCGTGCCTTGATAATAAAAACCTCGGCCACGTCCCCAGCAATAAAACGCCCGAGCCGGTCAAGCGCCGTATCGTTGCGCTTTACGCCTCGCCAGCTTACGCGGGAATTAATTTTAAGTATTTCGGCGAGTGCCTCGAGCATTACGAGGGCGTGAGCGTAAGTTATACGACGCTCCGGGCAATTATGAGCGAGTACGGGATAAAGTCGCCCGAGGCGCATAAAATCAAAAAGCAGAAAGTACACCGGCCGCGCGTGCGCCGTTTCAACTTCGGCGATATGCTCCAAATCGACGGGACGCCGTACCCGTGGTTTGAGCGTTTCGGGAATAATCGCCGCTATTGCATGGCCGGCGCAATCGACGACGCTACAAGCCGGATAACGGCGCTATATATAACCGAGTTTGAGTGCCTCTACGGCTACCTCGAGATAATGCGCCGCACTATCCAGCGCTACGGCGTGCCGCGTGAGGTGTACTCGGATCGCGCCGCTATTTTCTGCGTAACTCCAAAAAATAAAAAAAATCTCACACAATGGGAGCAGCTCGCAGGGCTCCACGACAAGCGTACACAATGGCAGCGCATACTAGACGAGTTAGGCGTGCGTCAAATCCTCGCATGGTCGCCCGAGGCAAAGGGACGCGTCGAGCGTATGTGGCTAACCTTGCAGCGCAGGCTACCTACGGAGTTTTACCGCGCCGGCTGCGATACTGTCGAGGCCGCTAACGCGTTTCTCGTTGATTACGTGGAGCGGTTTAATAAACAATTCGCCGTCGAGCCTATGCGCCCGGAGTCGTTTTTTCTGCCGTGCCTCGTAAATCTCAACGTAGTACTAACGGCTCAAATCCCGCGCCGTACCGACGCCCGCGGCTGTATCTCGTTTCACTCGTACAAGTTCGCAATAGACGCGCCGCGCGTATGCTGCCGCGACTGTGTGCTCCACGTTTCCGAGGGCGGTATATACGCGCGCTTTCCGGGCGACGATAATTTCTACCCCGTGCGGCTCCTCGACGAGCTGCGCGCAGGGCTTGGCGAAACAATGCCGCAAGTGGTTGCCGATATTGTGTATCGCTATATGTTCGCCTACGCTAAAGAGGTGAGCGCGTAGTCTGTTTTTAGTCCAAATCTAGGGCGCGGGTGGGCGCTTTAGCGCAGCGTGTAAACGCTATATATAATTCACTCCTATTCATTTCTATTCATTTCATTTCAATTCTATTCTATTCAGAAGAGCGAAATTGAGCGACTTCGAGCGAAACAATGCGAAATATAGCGACTTGTAGCGAAAGTGAGCGAAACGTAGCGAAAGTGAGCGAAAGTGAGCGAAAGTGAGCGAAACGCCGTTTTCTGTCTACTAGTCTACTTTTGTAGACACTATGAGAATAATTAAAAGTCATATTTTACGTGGGAGTGTAGAGAAACGTACAATAAATAAATAGATTTATACAACGCTTGACAATAAAATATCACGATTTCGTGAGATAATATTGAGCGAGTTTTTCGTAGGCTTTCCGTTTCTGCGCATAGATTGCTGCGGGCGTGATGTGGTAGCGGTCGGCGAGTTCCTTGTAGAGTGCGCCGTCTGCGTACAGTAAAACGAGTTCGCGCTCGTGTGAAGTGAGCGGCGAATGTGCGAGAAACGCGGCGAAGTCGTCGCGCGAGCTGGTGTAAATAAGCCGGGTTATGAAAGCCACGGCGGGCGTTTTGTGTCCTCTCATATTGAAATTATCGGCGCGGCGTGGTAGTTTTTTGAATTATGAGAAAATACGCTTTTATTCTGTTATGTTTTCTTTTCGCGCTGGTGTCCTGCGCAAGTGATAACGTGGAGCCGGAGCCGGTTAAAAAGCCCGTACCCGAGATTTCAATTAATATAAACGGCTCGGCCGTCGTTGTGGCTTGCTCGTATATCGGCGAGGATTGGCTATTTATAAAGGGCGTAGAGTTTCGCAACGCCAGCGGCGACACTAAGCGCGTTATGTTTAAGCAGCCGCGCCGCCGCGTACTTTCGGGCGGTAAAGTGTCGGAGTTTGCGACGTTTGGCGTAGCATACGGCGACGAGTTCCTCGCGTGGTGTGGTGAGGAAGTCGAGGCGCGCGCGCTGGCAGATTGGCCGCAAGAGTTCGGCGCGGTAAAAATAGTTAGTCGGTAACTTGCGGGCTCGCGTGGTGTGCTTTTAATATTTTAAACCCATATAGCAGAATGGGTGTTATAGGGTAAGTCCATAGTCATTTTACCGCTGAGTGAAAATACTTTCCCCGTTCCATTTATGTATATTTGAATATTTTTTACTACGTCTTTAAAACCTATATCGCCATTATTAAAACTTTCTGAATAAGTACCCACGCCACGGAATATAACAGCGCTTATACTATTACCACTCCATACAATCTCTAAAGCGCTAATACAAAATTGCATATAATAATTAAATAACCCGTCAACTAGCACGAAGTCTATTTCTCCTGCTGCTGCATAGTCATTGTGTCCGGCTGTATATTTTTTAAAGGTTTGTAGGGCTCCAAACAATGAATTATATAAACTAGAAAAGCTATCACCGCCTACAATGTTTGCATAACGAAAGCCCAGTTCTGCGTATAATTCTCTTGTTGTCGCTTGCGTAAAAACTCCGTTTACAAAGTTTGCCCTGCCTGCGTGGTCGATTGCCCAACCGGCTGATCCGTAAGCCGTAATATCGCCGTTTTCGTTTATTGTTCCGTTATAGTTTATAGAATGTAAAACACCTTTGTCTTTTACTGTTATATTTGTAGCGAGCAGGTCGTCGACTTCAATTAATGCGGCTTTAATTTTTTTTGCTTTATTAATAATTGTTTCACCGTCTATCTTAACATTTTCTGCATTAATGCTAATTTGTGTAGCGGTAAGGTCTATTTGACTTGCAAGAAGTCCGGCGGTTATAGCGTCGTTCCACAATGCTTTTACGGCTGCGTTGCTGGCGTTGCCCTTTATTCCGTAGTAGTCCGTGCCCTCTACAAGTCCGTAAACGGCGTTTACTTTCGCCTCGGTGCTGGCTGCTATAAGCTGGGCCCTCTTGGTTGCGTCTATCATAATAGGCAGGTTTAATGTCAAACTCATTTGTCCGCTTGCGCCGCCGCCCTCTACGAGCGCCGTAACGGCTCCGGCTTGTATGTCGATAAGGCCGACGAGTTCGCGCTCCATGTCCTGCACTTGTAAGAGGATTTCGTCCTCGCTTATGGAAATACTAGCCGATTGGTTACGGGCGTCGTCGTCGAGTCTTGCGACGATTTCCTCGAGTGTATCGGGTACGGGGCGCACGTTGTAAATATTTGTAAAGCGGTAGCCGTTTTGTATTGTATCTACGGCAGCCTGCACGTTGTCTACGGTAATGCCCGCTACGGCCTCGTCGAGTTCGTCGTGTGTTACGGCGTTCGGCGGGATCTCGCCCGCTGCTGGTGTCGGTACGCTATTAACTAGCGGCTTGTATGCGGGAATTGTGCCGGGGTTGTATATCGCCTCGTTGTATTCCTGCAAATCGAGATTAAAGCCTCCCTCTGTGCGCGCTATACGTGTTATAACGTATTCGTGAGTTATCTTTGTAAAATTGCCGTTTTCGTCGAGTTCACCAAACGACACGACGTTATTTGCCTCGGGCTGGTGTGTTTCGCTTATGCTGTGTGTGGTGAGTACGTCCAGCTCGCGCGTTGTGCCGCTGCCGTCTACTTTAAGCGCAAGAGGGCTCGCGCCGTTTGCGTTGATAGTGTTTATTACTACGCCGTAGAGTTTGAGCGGGTCGGTAAACGTTACCGGGTTTTTGAGTGTGATTTTCTTTAAGAGTCCGCCTTGATACGTTACGCCAGCGATAACGGCGTCCTGCGCGTCGCGGTTAATGCTCGGGTCTTGTATACCGATTTTCGCGTATGGCGTGAAGTATACGCCCTCGGCGCCGATTTTGAGCGTAGTAGTTACCGGGCGCAGCTCGTCTACGGCCATGAGGCGGCGCGCATATTTCACTATCTGCGACTGTCTTGTAATGCCGGGCGCGTCGATTTCCTTAATTATTGAGTTTTCGTCAATCGTTACCGGCTGCCCGTTCTCGAGTCTTGTTACTGTGTATGTGTTTTGTTTAAATGTATCATTCGCGCTATCGGTGTACTTTATGCGCAGCGCGTCTACACGGCGGGCGAAAGTCTTTTTATTTGTGAGGCTTATAATATTTTGTGGATTGTAAACGGCTACGGCGTTTTCCTGCGGTTGGTCTATCGCAACGCTACGGCGTCCGTAGATGTCCTTATAAAATGCGCAATTACAAACGTTTGCAATCTTTTGTATGATGTCGTCTTTTTTCTGCCCCTGCGTTATTACGAAGTCAAACATTATGTCGTTAGTTTCGCAATACTCATAAAGGGCGCCGAATGCGTCGAGGTCGATTTCCGTGTCGGCGTAACGGCTCGCCGGGTGTGTGTCGCTGGTGAGGATTTCGAGCGCAATAGCTGCGGGGTTGCGTGTCGGCGCTTTTGTTTCACTCCATGCCTCGCCGTCCCATGTTCTCGCGGTGCTGGTAGCAATAATATTTATTTGTGTTAATTTTTCTTGATTGTTACTTGTAGCCGTAAGCCGTAAGCCTGCAATACATGACACGCCGCGCTCGCGTTCCTCAACGTTAAGACACGGTACGAGCCCAGCGGTGCCGCCGTCGTCGAGTACGCCTGCCGGAGTTGAGGATTTGAGCGGGTCAAATATTTTTGATTGATAAAAATATACATAGCAGCTCGCCCTCATTTTTTCGTCGTTCGGCTTATTACTTTTTACTCGTACCAATATAGCCGCCTGCTCGTTTTCTGCGAGTGTTTCGTAGTCTGCAAGCGTAAACTCTTTTTTTGCGACAAAACGTATTTGTTTTGTTACATTACGTGTAAATACGTTTGAGGCTGTCCCGTTCTGTGTAAAAGTAAATGCCGTCCATGAGCTGCCGCCGTCGAGCGAATATTCCGGCGTAATTGTAACGGTAGCCGCTACGCGGTCGTTATCGCTGTTATATTGATACAATCCGTATGGAAAACTTATACAAACTTCGCCCGTTAATGCGTTCGGATCTAATGAAAATGTGAGGTATTCCTCGTCGCCCGCAGCTACTTTGTAGTCCTCGGGTATTTCGCGGTTAATAACATTAGATACTACCTTATGATTTAATTGAGTAAGCGCAGAAAATGGCGCGCCGTTCTGTCGTATTTCAATAACGCCGTTTGCAAATATTCCCTCGTCGATTGTATATACGCCCTCTTGTGGAGTCGAGCCGGTAAACTCTTTTATAAGTGTGTCGCCTATTCCCAGCTTATTAAAAACAAGGTCTTTAAATCCACACTCGAGCACGTTGTAAACTTCCTGCGTCGCTCCGTCTGTGCTGCTAATTTTATAATATGGTTTAGAAAATAAATACGGCGTCATAAAGTTACGTCCGCAGAAATACGGCTGCGATTTGCCGGTCGCTATTGTATTTGTCGCGCCGCGTAAAAATGGGCTATTATCTATTCCCGGCTGGTTTGTGAGTTTCTTTATTTTATCGAGTTCTTTTTCTGCCTCTTCGGCTTGCTTTTTTGCTTTATACGCCAGCTCGGCCGGCTGAATAATAAAGCCGAACGGGATAATAAATGTCGCTACCCACCACGGCGTATCGGTCAAATCGCCCGGGATTTGTCGCAGCGTTACGACGTCGCCGTCTTGTATAATCGTGTCGGGCGCTGCAATCTTGCCGTTTATTATGAGTACGGCGTTTTCGAAGTCTACGCCCGGGAAGTTACGGCGGGCGCTGCGTCCTGCCTCTATGTCTACGAGTTCGGCGTTATTTTTAAGTGTCTTAATTAGATTTGCTTTCATTTCGTTACCTCATAAAAACGTATTGGATTAAGAGCGCGTATGTGCGTAACGCGGCAGCCTTTGGCGGTGATGTGGAGCGCGAGAGTAGATGTTATCATATACGCTACGTGTAAGTTTTCGCCGGTCTTACATTCCGCGACGGCGCCAGCTTTCGGCGCGCTTATTTCCCTTATGTTGTTATAGTCATTTATGTACGGCAGCTCTGCGCCGACGGGTAAGTGTTCGTATTTTATAAATGGGTCTTTTAATGGAGTTCCCGCGCGCCTGCAACATTCCAGCACGAGGCCGTAACAATCGTAGCCGCCGTCGCCGCGTCCGTGTGGTTTATAGGCCGCGCCGAGTAAGTCGTCGTATTTTATCATACGGCGCCGCGGTTGTTGTAACTGTTGTATATGAGCGCCGGAAACGTCATATTTCCCCGGTCGTCGCCGTTTAATTTAATTTCAAACTTTACGCCGTCCCACGTAGCCTCGCCGTAGTTATGGCGGTATGTTTCGAGCTGCACGACTTCGCCGCCACGATACACGCCGATTAAGTCGCAATTAAAGCGGCGGTTACGGTTGATGTAGTTTAATAACTCCGGCTTGTCGAAAATATCACACGCGAGCGTAGCGTCGCCGTTTGTGCTCGGCTGGTAGTCAAACGAGGCAGCCGCGAAAACGTGGCCGCCGTGTGTGAGGCTTACGTTGTCGTTTATCAAATAGAGGTGCGTATCGTCGTCGTAGATGTGGAGTAAAAACGGCAGATTAAAAAGCCCGCCCTCGGTAAGTTCCTTGAATACGCCCATAACTTAACACTCCTCGAGCGTGAGCGTGATTTCCTTGAAAGCCTGCCCGCTCCAATTTCCGACAAGTACGTAATAATTTTTTGTGCCGGTTTTTGTTTCAATGTCGGTTAAGGTGATAGGTACGGAGCCCGAGCCGTTTGTCGTTTCGTTCCAATCGAGAAAGCGCGTAAACTCGGTCTTGCCGTTGCCGTCTTTTATAGCGTCGTTGAGGCGCAATAATACGGTGTGGTTTACTTTCTGCGCGCTGTTGATTTTATGATAAATCACGCGCCCGCTCTTGTATTTTGTCGCCTCGCGGTTTTCTACCGCCTGCGCGTCGAGTCCGTAAAACTTGTTATTAACATTACTCGGCCATGCTGCCATATTTCGCCCCCTTACATTCCGTAAAACTCGCCGCTCATGCCGGCTTGTGCTGCATTAAGCCCGCCGTCAAATCGTCCGTTTCGTAGTCCGTCATTTACGCGGGCGTCTATCATAAGTTCGATTTGTCCGCGTGTTATTTGCGGCTGCGCTGTTACGAGGTTTGCGGCGCTATTGTTGATTGTGAGGTTTACGCCGCCAGCTCCCGCAGCGTTGCCCGAGCCGTTTAACATATCCCATAGCGCGCGCTGCTGGTTTGCGTTCATTATCATTTCGCCGGATCTAGCCGCAATCGTGGTGTTATCTGCGCCCATGCTCGCGCCGTTCATGCCGCCGACAACGCCACCGGCTGCAAAGTGTTTAACCGGTTTTGCGGCCATAATAGAGGCAAGCTGCACGGCTCCGGCAGCGGCTACGAGTGCGCCGGTAATAATACCCGCTACGCCGCCCTGTGCGAGTGCCTGCGTTACGCCGACGGCTGTATTTGCCATAGCACTAAGTAAATTAGCGCTCCATTGTGCCATTTCAATTTTATATTGCATTTCGGCGCCTTTCTTTTTTGCGTCGCTAACTTTCTTTTGATATTCTTCTTCGCCTATTTCGCCCTTGCGGTATTTTGCCTCGAGGTCTGCGAGTTCGGCTTTCATGCGGTTATTTTCTGTTTCAAGCGCCAGCTTTGCAGCGTCTTGTATAATTTGGTTTACTTGCTGTGCGTAGCCGTTTATTTCACTTGCTACGCCCTGCCACAAGTTCTCGCGGTTTTCGAGCATTTCCTCGTCAATCTTTTTTATGGCGTCGGCTTTCTGCTGCTCGTTCAATACCTCATTATTGTTAATTTCCTCTTTAAGTTTTTCGAGTTCGCTTGCGCGGTTAATGTATTCGTCATAAATAGAATTATTTCCCATGCCCTCGGTTGTAGCGAGAAGTGCGGCGGCCTCGTCTGCGGCTTTCTGCGCAGCGGCGAGGCGTTCTTCCTCGGTTGCTGCGTCCCGGGCTTTTTCCGCCCATTGTTCGAGAAGTGCGAGGCGTTCTTTTGCGGCGCTGTTGTTTTCGGTAACGAGTCCGTTTGACTTGGTTACGAGGTCAATATAACTACTTAGGTACGCGTTATATATTTCCCCAGCGTCTACCGTTTCCCCGGTAAGTTTCGCCTCGAGTTCCATAGAGGCGAGGCGCTCGGCAAGTGCGGCCTTGTTTTTTGCTATGAAGTCGGCGGCTGCGTCGTCGCGGCTCTGTGCTTTCGCGCGTTTATCTGCTGCGGCTGCGGCCTCGTCGGCTGCTTTCTGTGCTGCCTCTGCCTCGTCCTGCTCGGCTTTTTGGAGTTCTTCATAGCGTGTTTTTAGCTCCTCAACCTTTGCCGCCTGCTCGTCGCGTTTTTTCTGCCATGTCGGATCTACCATTAAGCCCGCGAGTATACCGCCCTTGCGCTCTGTCATTCCCGGGTTAGCGTCCATTTGAGCGAGTACGGCGGCGGCGCCCTCGTAGTTTAATTTCGCTTGTGCGGCGGTGTCCGTTCCTGCCTCACGCGCAGCGGCAGCCGCTTTCTTGTCGGCGGTGAGTGCGAGCGCCTCGTTTATGTCGTTTAATGTGTCGGTAAAAAACTTTTTTATAGGACTTGTTTTTTCCGCCCAATTTCGCCCGATATTTTCCTTGAAGTCGCCCCACGCGTTCGCGAGCTGCACGGTATTGTCGGCCATAGCGGCAGCGCTGCCGTTGTACTGTTGCGCTACGATTTCAATAGCGCGCCCGCTCTCGAGTTCTTCTTTAGTGAGGTTGTTTATTGCGGCAACTTGTCGGCCTAACATTCCGGCGTTACCGTTGAGCGTTGCGTTTAATTTTGTTGCTGCGGTTGCTATGTCCTCGCCGGTTACGGCTGCCATATCTGCGGCCGCTTTCATAATCTGCATTATCTGCTCTTCGTTGCGGCCGGTGGCGGCAAGCTGGCTCATAACTTTGAGGCTCACCTCGTCGCCGATATTTGACATAGATTGCAATTCACTAGCGAAGTTGCGCAAATTGTAAACGCTTTCGTTATTTAAGTATGGGTTGTTTTTTGCTGCCTGCTGCAACGCTATTTCTGCGTTGCGCTGTATTTTATACGCTGCCTCGCAATCGTTGAGGGCGTCTACTGTCTTTTTTACGGCCACGGCTACGCCTGCAACGGCGCCCGCCGTAGCGAGGGCGGTTTTATTCATGCCGCCGAGGTTGTTATTTAATGTCTTGCTTTTTTTGCCTGCGTTGTCTATGGATTTGCCGGCGTCGTCAAGTTTTTTGTTAAGGTCTTTGAGCCCTTTATCTACGCCCGAGGTGTCTAGTTTGGTGTTTATTTTTACTTCGCCGTCTGCCATGTTTTACCCCTTTAATGCTCCGAGGAAGTCCTCGAGCGCCTCGTCCGGCTCGTTGTCTGCCGGCTGTGGAAGTCGCCAAGCCTCGTATTGTTTCTGCTTGGTCTTTTCGTATTCGTCGTTACGTCCGCTCGGTTTATATAGCCGGGCGTTGATTATGTTATTTAATTCTGTATCGTGGAGCCCATGCAATAGCGCGTTGAATGAATACCAATGCAGCCGCGCCGTTAATAAATCTATGCCGTATTGCTCCATAAATGCGGCGTAGATGTAGTCCGCGTCGATTGCGAAGTCTAACACTTTTTCGCCGTTGTCGTCGCTTGTACGGCGCGGGAGTTCCTGCGGCGGTGTCATAAAAGCGATAAGCGCCTTTACGCCCGCGAGGCGGTCGAGCGGTTTTTCCTTGATGTACATATAATCGAGGTCGCCCGCTAATACGCCCTTTTCCGCGAGGTGTTCCTGCAGCCGTAAAAAATAACGATAGTCTGTATGTATGCGGTAAAGACTCCCGCCGACGTCGATTGCCTGCGGGAGTTTTGCTTTTTTCAAGTCTATCATTATGCGGCCGGTGTAAACTCGTCGCCGTTCCATGTTCCGGCAACGAATGTCGGTACACCATTAGCAACGGTTACGGCGCCCTCTGTACGTTCATTGAGCGCAAGGTCGAAGTCGATAGACTGGTTTACGCTGTCGAGTGTTCCCAGCTTTACAACCGAGTTAACTTTCCATGCTGCGTAATATGTTACCGGTGTTGTGTCCTCTGTAACGTATTTCTTTGCATAGAATACGAGCAATACGTCTTTGTGAGCGTCCCCGCCGGTTGGCAAGTGGTAGGCCATTTCAAAGACTGTCTGAAAGTCCGGCTCGTCGTCAAACATTGTAAGCGACTGACTCAAAGCCGGCTGGTAGCTGTCGATTTCTTCCTCGGGATTTTCACTTGAAATAAAATCAAATGTTTTTGTCTGTGGGTTGAAAGCGAGCGAGAATGTTGTTGATTTTTTAATCTGTACCCACGACGGAGTAGTAGTTGTACTTACGTCGATAAATGGTACAAATTTGGTCTTATGAATAAGTCCCATATTTTCCCCCTATTCGCGCGGCTCGAGGTAGGTTGCTACAATCGAGGCGCTATATACTGTATTGTTTTTTTCGTCTTTCGCGATATATTGCGGGAGCGTCTGCGCCTCGACTTGTACAGTTAAGCCGCTTGTCGCGTCCGTAATTTCCGCGCCGTCAAGTTTTGCGGTTATGTCGCCCGCAAGTTTAAAAGCGTTTTCGCGCTTTTTATTTCGGACGTAGTAGGCTAAGTTCCATTTTAGCAAGCGGGTGCCGTCTTGATAGCGGCGCTCTGCTGCTGGTGCGGGATCATAGCGTAAGCAAATGGCGTCGTTTGCGTTATCCGGGATAACGTCGTTATATATTGTCGCGGTGAGGTGGAGTTCATTTTCTACCCACGCGTTTATAATATTGCTAACGTTTAACGTACTCATTTACTAGCCTCGTCCATTTTTCAAGCCAGCGGGCTTTGGCAGCCTCAAACCATTTCGCGCACGCGTTCGGGTTGGCTTGGTGCGCTGGCTTTTGATATTCATAATATAAACGGCGAGCGTATGGCGTGCGCCACGTAACCTCGCCGCTCCCTATTCGTGTATTTATAATGCCGGATTTTTGCAGAGTCCCCGTTTTAATCGGTACGAAAAAATTGGAGTCCGCCAATACAACGGCGTCGAGCGGAGCCTGCGCCCGCTTTAAGCCGTCCTCTATATCCGACTTTATAGCGCCAGCGTTGAGCGACGATTTAACCTCGAAAGTTAAGCCGCTCATACTAGCGCCGCCTCGAAGTGGTGTACTTCGTCCCCGCCGCAAGTGTAGCAAGGTGTAACGCTGCGGATTGTGTAGTCCTCACCGTTCCACGTTACCACGGCGCCCGGCGCTGGTGTTATGGCCGGCTCTGAATAAAGCGGGTCATAATAAAGCGTCAAGCGGTCGTTAGCCGTTACGCCCTCGGTACTGTTGCCGATTGCGTTTACCGGCTCGAGCCTTACCTTGTCGAGCGTTACCGGCTCCCCGGGTATTGGCTCGCCGTCGCGGTCGTAGCCGCCGTCCGGCGCGGTGTATGTGCAAGTATGTACGAGAAGTCTAGCGGGTATTCCCATAACTAGCGCCTCCCGGTCAATACATGACAATACAACGATAGCCACTTGTAGCGGCTTTCGTCTGCGCTCTTGGCGTTTTTCTCTACGGCAATTTCGGCCGCTTTCGTGCTGCGTGAGTACGAATACGAACCGATATTTTCCGAGGCCATAACGCCGCCCGCGTCGCCTTTGCCTGCTGCGGTCTGTGCTGCTTGATAATCACTCTCAATCATCATGCAACACGCGTCGTCAATTCCGCCGGGCTCGCGTTCTACGATTAAGCCGTCATTTACGAGCGACTTAACGTAGAGAATTATTTCCAGCTTTCCCGCGTCAAAGGTGGCGGCGTCGGGTACTACCGAGCGGCCGAGGTCGTCGTGATAATGTGTGTATGTTACATTGTCAAAAAGTGCCATATTGCCGCCCCTTGTCCTTACGAGTCAATCTGTGAAACAATTCCCGAGCGTACGCCGTCGGCGTCAAATCCATATACTTCGATTGTGTCGCCGGCCTGCGTTGTAGGCTTTGAGCTGCCGTTGTAAGTAGTCCAATCGCCCCACGCGTCGCCGTGTTTAATGCGGTATTTTGCGCCGGTTGCGTTTGTGCTAGTGAGTGTTACTGTTGCGGTGTGGCTTGCGATTGCTACGGTTGGGAGCAATACGCCCGAGTCCATAACAACGGCCTTTGAGTTTGTTACCTTGTGGCCGTAAATGCGGCGTCCCTGCACGGCGCTAGCGCCAATGTATGTGCCCGAGCCGTCGAGGCTCTGCAAGTGTACGTTTACCGCCCACTCTTTAACACGGCAACACCAATTTTTATGACCGCAAATTACGTTTGCGTGAGCTGGGAGTGTTGCGTCCTCAAATACCATAAATCCGGCAATCATACCTACGGCGCCGGTCTGCTTTACTGTGTCGCCGAGCTGGCTTGCAGCGGTAAACTCTGCCGACTTGCGAACGAGTGCCATTGTGTCCGGGTTTACAAGAGCCCAGCGGCCGGTTTTTGGTACGAAGTCCTTTGACATAGCGGTACCAATATCTACGAGTCTTTCGTAAATATTTGTCTTACTTGTAGCGCTTGGCTGTCCGGCTACTGTTGCCTTGTCGAGTAATTCTACAGTTCCGTCGGCGTTCTGCTGAAGTGCAAGTCCCTCGCCGGCAGCGTCGAGGCGGTTAGCGACGATATTGTCCGGTACGGCTGCGGCGTCGTATCCGTCGATAACTTCGTTTACGGCGTAGTCCTTGTCGATAGCGAGTGTATCATAAGAGCCGTTTGTAAACGACTTTGTAGCGCCGTTCTGTTTGTCATAAGAAACAACCTGCGCGTTGCCTCTTACCGGGATTTTTACGGCGCCCGCTTTTGGGTCGCCCTCATAGTCGTTATTCCAAATAACGCCGTCTTTCTGTACGATTTCTGCGGCAAGTTTAGCCTCTACTAACTTGCTGTATCTGTCCTGTAATGCTACTGCCATAGTAGTAAATCTCCTTTAAATATTAAGTGTCGGGTTTAATGCCTTAAACGCAGCGGTTACGCCGTCCTCGGCTCCCTTGTCCCCAGCCATGCCGGGTACGTGTGGCGGTGTCGGTGGGTTTTCCTCGCGGAAAATATCGTCCTTGCCGTCGGTTAGGGCTTTGAGTAAGTCGTCTAAACTCTTGCCCTTGTTTGCGTCGTCGTTCAATGCGCTTTCGAGCTGCGCGTTGATTGCGTCGCGTGTGAGATCATTTACAAACTTTTTGTCGCTTGTAAAGTCCTTAATTTTCGCCTGCAATTCGAGGCGCTTTACTTTTGCCTCGGCCTCTTTTTTCGCGGTTTCGGCCTCCTGCTGGTACTTCGCTACGCTTGCCTTAACGTCGTCATAGTCTTTCATGCCGTCGATTGTGGCGTTTGCTTTTTCAAGCTGCTGCTTGATTGCGTCGTAGTCTGCAAACTTGCTTTTCTCGCGGTTGATGTCGTCGCCGTTGAGTTTCATAACCGAGTTGATTTGCTCGTCGGTTAAGCCGAGTGTCTGTAAATCTTCTCTTTTCATTTTGTCCCCTTACGCGTGAATTGTTACGCCGTCGCCACGGCTGCGGTTTTAGAATGAATAGCGCCCTTATAACGCGTCGCGCCTCGCTGTGTATATAGTCATTTTTTTTTGATTGCAGAAAAAAAAACGCCGTCGCTCGAGGTGAGGTGAGCGGCGGCGCGGTGAGGTCTGTTTTTTAAATCAGTTATTTTTCATTTACGAAAAGTAACAAGATTTCGTCGGCAGCTTTCGCGCCAATTCCTACGGCTGCAATAATAGCGCCGTAGTTTGCCGGCTGAAAATAAGCGAGGCAAACGCTTGCAGCTGTCGCAGCGGCTCCGAGAAGTCCGCTAATAAGTCCGTAAAGTTTTTTACTCATAGGTCTATATCCTCCGGCTATATAGTCATTTTTCCGCTATATCCTGCGCCGCTTGCGTATCGACAATGTAATTAAACACTTTACGCCAATACCAAAACGGCAAGTATACGCCGTCCTCGGGTATGAGGTAAACGTCGCCAGCGTGGAGCGCCTTTATTACTAACTCGCCGTCGGCGTCGTATGGGTCGGGTGGTATAATGCGCGGCGCGGGCGTTTTACTTGCTGGCGTACTCGTGCAGCTTGCCAGCCATATAGTTGAGGTCGTTATCAATATCGCCGCTAATAGCGTCCGATTTCGTCTTGTTCGCCTCGTTAATAATTTCTGCCGCTTTGTTTTCATGTTCGATTTTCTCCCGGAGTTCTTTTTCTGCCTGCTTGCGTTCCTTGCGTTCTTTACTCGCAACGTAAAACGAGCCGCCCGCAAATAGCACGGCCACGGCAGCAATTAAAATACTAATGATTATCTGCATTATTTCCCCCCGAGTTTAATCTCGCGTATTTTATCCATAAGCAGATTAAAATAAACGGGAATAAAACACGCGGCAATAGCAAGCCCGGAAATAATAATCGCGAACGGATCCAGCGGGCGCCCTGCTGCTAAGTCTTTTATGAATTGCGCCGTATTCCAGCCGCCTATCCAAATGGCCGCCGCAATCTGTCCCCATAGGCTCGCGCCCTTTGCTTTTATTCCCTTGTTTTCTGTCTGTGGCTCGTCTGCCATATTTACCCCCGTTGTTTTTTCTCTGCTACCGAGTAGCAAAAAGCCTCGAATAGCGCCGGTTTTTCCGTCCATAGTTTCGGGCAATCTTTCCAGCCGACAACGTTATGATGTGTAGTAAGCGCCGTTATCGGCAGATTGTAGCGTTTGAGAATGTCCGCGCAGAGTTCAATAGCCGCGCCGATTGTCGCGTCGCTAAAATTGCCCGCCGCGTCTATCGGGCAGAGTTCCACGCCGATAGTACAATTATTCGGGCTATTGTTTTCGCTCGCGTATTTTCCAAATCGTCGGCGCGCCTCGTCGGTGTATATCTCGCCGCTTGCCGGGTCGCGCAGGCTCGAGCCGGTGTGGTATGCGACTTCGTACTCGGGTACGGCCGCAACGATAAGCCCGTTTTGGTCTATGATGTAATGCGCGCTCGCATAGCCGCCGCAGCCGGTTTTCTTATTCTCGAAATAGTCGCGGTTTTCTTTTGCGTTTGCGGACGGGTTAGCCGTCCAATGTAAAACGACGCCGAGCACTTCTTTTAATTTTCGCCCGGGTCTGCTGTATTCGTTGATTGTCAAAAAGTCGTGTATTATCTGCATTAGCCGCGCGCCTCGATTACGCGGTCGAGTTTTGCCTCGATACGCGAGCAGGTAGCGACGAGGTTGTTTATTGCCGTCCCCTGCGCTTTAATGTCGCACTCGGTCTGATTTACTCGGCCGTATAGTTCTTTGAAGTTAGCCTCGACTTTTGCGCGTTCTTCGGTGTCGCGTTTTTCGTTGCTCTCTAATTGTTCCATAAGCCGCCCCGTTTTGGTCGCAAGTTTAGCGACGGCCGTAATAATGCCGCCCGCAAAGCCTGCGATTGTGATTCCTAGTGTAATAGCTGTTATTATGCTCACTTTTTCGCCCTCTGCGCTTATAGTCATTTTTTTGCTGTTTTTGGGAATTATATTTTTAATTTCATACGAAAATTATACGAGCAGCACCACGCGAGCCAACCTTGCATACTTGCAATACTATTTTGTACGTACTCGGGCTCTAGCTCTTTATTTTCCCGTATACGTTTAAGTCGACGTTTCATTCTATGGGCTGTAGATTTTCTTAATAAAACGTATTTTCCAAACTTTTATTTAATAAGTCGTCAATCCAGATTTTATCCCCGTCTAATACATGATTCTCTACGAGGCTGCTAAACTCCGGGATATTCATTAAAGCCCCCGTATAACGCGGCTCGACCCGCGCCCACCGAGACCCGCACTGACATACGTGCGACCGCTAGCCGCAGAACGACAACGCGAGCCGCAAACCGACGCGTCACTCCAATCGCCGCCCGCCAGCAGAGCGCGAGGCTGCCAATATTCTTGCCCGAATGCGCCCCGTCCGTCTGTTGTAGTCCATGAGTTCTCGTCGCTCTTTCCTATTACCTCGTCGAGCCATTGCCATAAGTAGCCGGCCATTTCCTCGCACCCAATCGCGCTAACCATGCGACGGCCTGCCGTGTCGGAGTGTCCGCCTACTGTTGTTACGTCTGCCGAGCCGTATATATTTGTAGTTTCGTTTGAGCCTATGGCTGCACTTGTGAATTCGTAGTCACTCAACAACTTTTTCCCAACCTGCCTCATGTCCTCTTGGTGGTTCCATTGCTGGCGTGATACGGTGTGTGTTTTGTTATATTCTGATTTCGTTTTTAACCCCGTTCCGCTCTGTAAATATATATCTATACACGAATCAGTATCTCTATCGTATACCATGCCGTCTTCGTATAACGTTTTCGGTTTCCATGACAAACAGAAAATTGACTCGGGCAGGATATCCCCCGCAGCAAATCCCGCGAGCGGGTGGGCTACTGTTATAACGTCGTAATATGAGCCAGCGCTAACGCTCTGTGCCGCCTTATTGTAGAAGTTATAAAAATCGGGGTCGACGTCTGCCTCGTAACTCTTTACGAGTACCTTGTCGCCCGCTGCTATTCCGCTGCTAGGCGAGGCCGGTATTTTTGCGGTTAACGATCCACCTGCTGCGACACACAATGTATGACAACGCCCTATATAGCAGCTTGTCGCTGTGTCTGCGTTTTTAGTCGTAGTCGCTGTCAAAGTCCATACGTCGCCGTCCACCCAATTTAAATAAATAAAATAATCTTTTCCGGCGATTGTTATGTCCTCCGATAAGTCAAAGGCTGTATCGGTTGCGGCTGTAAATACGTGAGCCCCGACAATTATTGTAGTACCTGCCGCAATAACTACGCCCTTTTTGTTTGTCGCAGAAAACCTCAACCAGCGAGCGCGTTCGTACACCAAACTAGCAGGCTTTCCGAGTGCGTCGTATTGCGCCACCTTTTCGGCTGTTATACCCGACTGTATCGACGCCCATTGCGCAGCGGTAAAACTTGAATTATTAAGGCGGTATTCTTTCGCCCATGTAACCGAGGCGCCGCTCACGGTCGCTTTGTATCTGTCATAATAAGTATTTCCGGCCGCGTCTGTGCCCGTTACAAAGGCGTAGTCGTTATTTGTAACCGTTCCCGAATATGCCTCGAGTGCAGCAACCGACGCGAACGGCTCGCCGTTGTCGCTTATATAATTAGCGGTATTAGTGCCGATTGAAGAATTAACGAAGTCTTTGTCGGCGAGTTGATTCTGTGCGCTTGCCTGCGCTGGTATCATTGCCCCGATTGAGTCGAGCCCCGCCTTAACAACTTTATTTTGTACGGGTAATTCGCTTGTTGTACTAAGCGCTTTGTCTGTGTATTGTGCGACAAGCTGGCGTATAGCCGCAGGGTCGCTGCGTGAAAAATAATCGTTATATGTGCGTGGAATTATAAGTCCGTCTACTGCCATTATATGCCCCCATTACCCGCAAAATGCTACATTTATCGACGTTTCTGCGGCAAGACAATTAACGCGAATACCCGTTACGGCGTTCGCAATCATAACCGTAGTGCTTTCTGTCAATGTAACGCCGTAAACGTTATCCCAATAGCCGCCCTCTCCGTCCTCGCCGATTGTTTCGGGGCGGTTTGCGCAAACCTCGATTGTAAAACTAGCCGTTTCGCCCTCGGGAATATGTACGGCTACTGTTACGGCCGCTACTCTGTCCGGCGGGTTGATCCAAACGCCGGCGCCTGCTAAAACGTCGGCCTCTACGTTAATTCCCGTTGTGCCTTGTCGGGCGCGTGGTGTTACTCTTGCGTATGCCATTATTTAACCTCGCTTTCTGTGGTATTGTCTGCCGGCGCGATTTCTGCCGGCTCTGCTTTCGGGGCGAGTATAAGCTGCTGAAAAGTCGCTACTTTCTCGTCCTGCGCTAAAATCTTGACAAGCTGCGCGTACAGTTTGTCGTCAATAATTCTACTCATGTGGATATAGTCATTTTTTCGAGGAAATAAAAAACCCCGCGAGAAGTGCGGGGCGTTGTTTTAATCTGCTATTTGCAAATCTATTTTTTTTCGGTCGGCGTCGGTGAGTTTTTCGCCTTTTATGATTTTCTCGGCGATTGCGATTTTATCGTCCAGCGAGGCGGACGCGTTTTCTATCGCTCCGGCAAGGTACGCGGGCGCGCCCTCTGTCGTTACGAGGTCGTCGAGATATATTTCTTTTTTTTCTTTGTCCGTGAGTTTATCCCACACGGCTTGTAAAAAGTTCTCCGGCTTTTTCATTTTGTCCCCCTCAAATTATTGAGTATATACTCGGCGTTACTGTCGAGCGCGTCTACAAGTTCCGGCTCATACTTACGCAATAGCGCTATGAGTTCCGGGTTGGTGATAGATAGGCGCGTATAATTCGCCCATATTTCCGCCGCTTGTTTCGCATAGTTACCGCTAAAATACGATAAGCCGTGCCCGAATGTAACTACGCGCCGGCTCTGATACATTCCGCCGCTAAGTGCGTCGTATATATCCATGAGCGCCTCGACGCCGCCGTATATATCGCGCTCCAAGAGGTCGGCCTCGAGTAACGCAGCTTTGCGCATACTTTTATATTGTTTGTAGTATGCGCTATATGTCAAACTCCTATTATTGTATTGTTCGCCGAGTTTTGCAAGGTTTTTGTTTAATACGTCAATTAGTGTATCTCGGGCGCCCTTTGCCGCTTTTACTTTCGCGTCGAAAAGTTCCGCTATTTCCTGCGGTATGTCGCCGGCGGTATATTTTACGGTTTTCTTTATTGCCTCGGTTATCTTAATAAAACTTGCTTGTCCGTTTACGCCGGAGTTTGCGCCCAGCGTGTCGAGCAAGTGGCCGATTTCGTGAATATTCGTACCGCCCTTGCCGATAATATGCGGGTCGTTTTTAGCGAGTTTATTTATAACGAGCTGGAGTTCGCCGTTTGAATAGTGCGCGAGTTCGTGGCCGCTCTGCGCGTTGCGTATTGTTACGTTACCGGCCATGCTTGAATTATTCATAAGATTAAATAATTCTTTTACGCGGTTGTCGGCGTTTGGCTGTGCGTTCATATAGCGCACTAATTCGGCCGTGCTTTCGGTGTTTATTTTGTTTCGGGTAAATGCGCTCGTAAAGCCGTTTATATTTACGTCTACGTTTTTACTTGTCGGCGCGGCTTTCTGTGGAGTAGGTGCGGCGGCTGCCGGTTTCGGTGCTGCTAGTGTCGGCGCTGCCGGTAGTTTTTCCGGCAGAATTGCGCGCGGCTGCTTTCCGTCGATTGTGCCGACAAACTCGCGGGCGTAGTCCCTCTGTATGCCGGTTTGTTTCGTGAAGTCTTTGGCGCGTGCCTGCCACTCGCCAATTTTTCGCCGCGCCTCTGTACTATCTACGCCACCGGCCTCTTGTACGATTGCGCGCCGCTTGTACTTGCGGACGTTGCGCTCCATATAGCGCAGCTTTTCCTCGGCGTCGTAGCGTGTCATTTCCTTGCCGTCATACGTTACGGTCTGCTTTGCCATTTCGTCGAGGTCGTCTGTTGTGTAATGTTTCTCCATGCCCTCGAAATACGGATAATATGAATGTCGGCAATTTATCCCGCAAATGCCGTCGATTGTGCCGAGTCCGCAAACTGAAAACGGCGGGTATTTGTTACTAGATCCCGATAGCGAGAATATTTTCCCCTGCCATGCCTCATGGCTCGGGCGCGCGCCTATATGTGCGGACGTTTCAACGAGGTCGCAGCCCAGCGCGTCGCAATCGTCCATAGTCGCAGCGCTGGCGGTCTGATTTACGCCGGTTAATACGTTCATGCGGACGGCGGCCTCTATGCTAAGATTTACGGGGCGGCCGTTGCGGTAATATACCGACGTTACGCCCTTTTCTGCGAGGTTGTCGCACGCGCTTTTCATGGCGGCGTCATAATCAAACGCGCCGCTTGCTACTTGCATATACGCGGCGTTTGCCTGCTGTACGAATTGCTGCTCGGTTGTGTATGCGGTGGTAAGTGTGAGTCGCGATAGGTCGGAGTGTGTTTTCTGTATGCCCGCGAGCATAGCCTGCGCGTTTATATCGCTTACGCCGTGGCCGAGCGCGTCCTCGAATATGCGGTTATTGGCGCGGGCGTTTTTAATCATAGCGTCGTTATAAATTGCTTTAATTTCGCGCTGTATTTTCGGGTCGTATTTTCTGATTATGCGGGCGACGTCTTTTTTAAGTGCGCCGGTTTCTGCCAGCATAGCCGCTTGCCACTTGCTCGCCTCGGTTATCTTTCCGAGTTTCGCAATTCGGCGCGCCATGTCTTTGAGTATGTCGGCCTCGAGCTGCGCGTATATGTCCGCGATTTCGTCGCTTAGGCCGTCGAGGTAGTGGGGCGATAACATTACCACGCCCCCCGGATAATGCGCAGCGCAAACTTGAAACGATAGCGCAGCGGGAGCGCGTTTACTTGTCGCTTGATTTCGTCGTACAAGTCCGAGCCCTCGCGGCGTATTTTCTGTCGTAGTCGTTTTTCTGCTTTTCCGCTCATAATAAAAACCCCTCTAGGAATTCAATAGCGCGCTAGTAGCGCGTCCGTTTGCCCTCGGTGGTATAATTTCACTACCGGGGCGTTTTGTGTGCGTTATACGCAAGATTTAAGCCAATCCAAACGGCGCGGCAAGTTCCGGCTCCGGCGGTACGTTTGCCTTTGCGGTTGCCTCGTCCTCGCCGTAGAAGTCGCGGCGGTATTCCCATTTATTGAGCACGCCCGCGCTTACTTCCTGCATAGCCATTTGTTTAGCCGCGGTTATGTCCTTACGTGTTTGGTCGTCGTTCCACTTGATTGTATAGAGTTCTTCCTCGCCGCTGCGTGGAGCGCCCGCCAGCTTGTAGGCTCGTGCCATATACGCGAACACCTCGGCGGCGTCTGCGTACTTGCTGGCGATTTCGTCCTCTATGCCGTCTACGATTGCGTAGAGTTCCTGCCGTCCGCCCGAATACTGTGTCGCGGTCTGCTGCACTTGCTCGGCGTCGCTTATAGTTCCCTTACCGAGGTTGATAGTCTGTTCTATGCGCTTGAAAATAGTCTGTAAGTATTTTTCCTGCGCCTCGGTGCGCAGCTCCGGCGAGTATTCGTGTATTTTGTCGTTATTGTCTACGCCCGAGCCGTCAATCTTTACAACGAGTTTGTTTAATGTCTTTGTGCTGATTGTCTTTTCTATGAGCGTGTTTCCGTCGCGGTCTTTTTTCTTGCGGTCTGCGAACATATCGCGGTCGGCAAATACGCGCTTTTGTCCTGCCTCTTGCTCCCAATCCATGCGCGCGAATTGCTCGTCGGCTTTCTCGATAATCTCGATAGCCGCGTCGATAAGCGCAACGGGAGTATTTGAGCCGTCAATGTTATTTGTAACGCTGCTCCTAAACTCGACAATCATAGGGCGGCCGCAATCTTCCCACACGTAAAACGGCGTAAGGTCTGCGGTTGCGCTGCATGATGTGAGCGAGGTTTCCCGGAGCGTGCCGTTTTTGTCCTCATAGAGTTTTACTGTTACGGCGTGGTTTTTGCCGTCGAAGTCGTGAGTTTCTGTGAGGATAAAATCGCGCTTTCCCTCGTCCATGCGTTTAAGAATAATAGCGCCGGTGAGTGTGCCGTCGAAGTCGTATTTTGTCGGCAAGTAGTTGCCGAGCGGGAGTAGTTCATATTGCAGCTTTCCGGCCGCGTAGATAGGGCGCAGAAGTCCAGCGCCGCGGAGTGCGATATTTTCGACAATGCGCCCCACGTTCTTGTTAAGGTGCTTTAATGGCTTTTCGAGCGTTTCGTTTTTTACGTCGAGCCCGATTTCACGCTTAACGAAATAGTTTAAGCGCCCCGCAATCTGCGGGAGTATTCCACACGCGGGCGCGTCTTTATTCCACGGCGCGGCGCCTGCGGCCATGTCCGCCCATAGTTCAATATGGCGGTACATTTCGGAAGTGATATTTGTATTTACGCCGGTGATTTCCTCGACTGTCTGCGTATGAAAATATTTTAAGATGTTCATAAAAAAGCCCCTTATTTTTTCAAACATATTTTGTGTCCTCGTATGCCGTTATAGTCATTTTTACGCCCCAGCGTGCCGCCACTCGTGCTCGCTTGCGTAGCGTGTTAGCGCTATAAAGTGGTCGGGCTGCCCCTCGGGATAGCCCTCTAGTATTTCGCCGGTGCGCTTGTCGATTTCGTACTCGTAGAGTGTAAACTCGTCGGCAGCGTGCGGCGCGCGTTTGGCGTCGATTACGATAGCGGCGAGCCCTTGCAGCCACTTGTAGCCGGCGTCGCGTGAGCCGCGCCCCTTGTATGCGCCGCGTGTGTTTCCGCCCCAGCTCCTAAAGTCCGCCACGCTCTTAGGCTCTGCCGAGTCCGCCGTCGTTCTGTCCTCGTATATACTAAGCCCCTGCGCTTTCATGTGCTCGGCAGTTTTCTCAAACGCTGCCTCGTTGCCGTGTTTCCACAAGTAGAGTTCGTCCCAAATATAGAGCGTCTGCGTGCGCGCGTCGTAGTGCATTGAGCCGTAGGCGTAAGGGTCGGGGAAGTAGCCCCAGTCTATGCCCTGCCATGTTTCGCCGCCCCATGAGTCGATTTGCTCGTCGGTGATTTCCTCGAGGCGCACGTTTTCAAATACCGTGCGGCCGGTGCCGGTTGCTTTACCGAGGAATATATTCTCGTAAGCGCGGCGGTTATTTTTCTTTGTCGTTTCAATGTCGTTGAGAATAGACTCACCGAGCCACGCGAGGCGCTTTTCGCTTGGTATGTCTAAGTAAGTTGTGCGTACAATCATACGGCGCGGGTCGTTTTCCCGCAGCTCTGCATTACACCAATGTCGCGTAGCGCTCGGCGGGTTGAATGACTCAAACATATAAAAGCGGTCGCCGCCGCGTAATGCTGATAATTTCAAGTTATGCAAGTCTGCGCGCTCAACTTCGGTTTTTTCCTCAATCCACAATATCGCAATATAGCCGCTCGAGATTTTCATAGACTTTCCCTTTTCGGGATCGTCGAGCCCTGCAAATAAAATCGTTTGCTCGTCGCCGTTTTTGCGTCGGTAAATTATCGGGAGCGCAGCGTTGCGCGATTTCGGTATTTTAAAGCCGTAGCCTTTTGTGCCGGTTGCTATTGGCAAGTGTAGAGTTTTTATCGCCCATACGATTTGTTCCCACACCGAATAGCGCATAGATTTTGAAGTCTTGCGTACTATGAGCGCGTTATAGCGTGGAAACATAACGATAAGCAGCACGACACAAAGCGATATAAACGACGATTTACACGACGCGCGCCCGCCCGGAAACGTCCAGCGCTCGTGTTTCGGCTCTGCTGCGAATATGTCATTAAATGCGCGGTTATACACCGGCGCGAAAAGTTCGCGGCTGTCTATGTTCACGCGTCCGCCTCTGCTGGTGCGGGCTCGCCGCCGTTTACGCTGATATTTACCTCGGTGTCGGCGATTGCTGCCTCTGCCGTTGCCGTTGTTTCGTCGTATGTGTAGCCGCGTTTTTTGCCCTTAGTTGCGAGGTAAAAACGTATCATAGCGCCGTCGTCCGCTTTAATGCGCGCGATTGCTTTTCCCTCTACGAAGTCGAGTGTTTTTTCTTCCTCGGCTCTGATTGCGAGTTGTGCGGCGTCGCTTTCCTCTACGGCGCTCTTTACAGTCGCCCACGCTACGCCGAGGCGCTCGGCAATAACAGAATAAAAGCCGCGACTATCGGCGATTGCTGCGAGTAGTTCTTTTTCTTTTACGATTTTTTTACGTCCCATTGTCGCCCCCTACTGTTTCTCAAATATTGCAATTATTCGAGCCCGCCCGAGCCGACTTTGCGCCCGTTTTCCTGCGCCCACTTAGTCCAGCGCTTGCGAATAACATCACACCATTTCGGCTCGAGTTCGATTAATAACGCCTTGCGGTTGTTTTTCTCGGCAGCAATCAACGTCGAGCCGGAGCCGCCGAAAAAGTCGAGAACGGTTTCACGTTCGCGGCTGCTGCTCTTTATTGCGCGCTCGCAAAGTGCTACGGGTTTCGGTGTTGCGTGTCCGCCTGCGCTTTCACGTTCCGCGCCCGAGGTTTTCGCAAAGTGCCACACGTTGTTCATATTGTCCCATGTGTTATTAAAATATGCGCGCGTACTATACCAATCATTTTTTATAGTTTCGTATTCGCGTTTAATGTCCTCGTATTCCCGCGCCGTTTCGCCGTAGTCTTTTGTAAATATTTCTATGCCTTTGGAGCGTGCATATTCGCGTATTTTTTCGTAATTCTCTTTCGTCGGGAATGTCCATTGCGAGCGGCTGTAAAAATGGTTTACCGTTCGGCCGTCCTTGTGCCCGATTGCGTTTGCTATCGCCTTGTCGCTTTCCCCGATTTTTTTAATTTCGCTTTCGAGGTATGCGCGCACGGGCTCCCATTTCTCGAAATAGTTGTCTTGGTTTGTGTTAAATCCTTGTACGCCGTTCATAATAAATAAGCATTTTTCGTCCGCTATTGCGTACATCCGGAAGTCCTCGGAGTTCTGCCCTTGTCCGTTGCCCTTGTCCCATGTTATGAGATTGCGGAAAGTTATCTCGCCCGCGCGTGCTTTCGGTTTTAAGATGTAGTTGTAAATATCCATAAGCGGCTCGTCTATGCCCCAGCAATAAAGCGAGCCATTTTCTTTGAGATGTTCAAACGCGAGCGCGAGCCACTTTTTATTAAACTCGAGCAAATCGTCATAATTTAAGTTGTCGTTTGCGACTCCGTCGTTTTCTTTTTTCATGCCGTAGGGCGGGTCTGTGAATACGAGGTCGGCTTTCAGTCCTCCGAGTATGCGCGCCACGTCCTCGGGGTTTGTGGAGTCGCCACACAATAAAATACTATTGCCGAGTTCGTACATTTCGCCCGGCTGGCTGTCCGGCTCGCCGTCCTCGTCTACGTCGGGCGCGTCGTCGTCGCCCTCGGTTTCTTCCTCGGGTGTTTCAATGCTCGACAAGTCGAGCACGCCGTCGGGGAGTGCGAGGTCGTCGAGTTCTATTTCCATGCCGTCGAGGAAGTCCGCCACGCTCTCGGCTGTCATGTGTCCGTATTGGCTGTTGAGTTTGAGAAGTTTCTCCTTTGCCTCTGCCTCGTTTTCTGCCTCGACGTATACGCAAGGGAGCGCGGGTATTTCTTCCCCGTCTGCCTGCATTTTCTTTAATGCCGCGAGCCTGCCGTGTCCGTCGAGTACGTGGTTTATATCGTCATGCGCCCACACAAAAAACGGAAACGAAAAGCCGTGTTTTTTAATGCTCTTGATTATCTTGTTTATGTCTGCGGCGCTGCGCTGCTTTAATGCGCCTTGAAAGTCCGCCAGCTCGTCGAGTTCGAGTGTGTCGGAGCCGGTGCAATTTATAACAATCATTTCTTCCCCTCTGCTTTTCTGCGGGCGTCCTCTCTAAGCCTGCGCACTTCCTCGCGCTGGCGTTCGCTTTTTTCGCGAAGTGCGATAGCGTCGGCGAGTAGTGCGTCTGCGTTTATTGTGCGTTTTTCGTCCGCTTTCATGCCTATATAGTCATTTTTTTTAATAAAAACGGCGGAAAAGTGTACCAATCCCGCCGATATAAATTACTTTATTTTCTGTTAGTCTATATATTCAAATAGGGATTGCTGAGAGTTATCCTTTTTTCTAAGTCTATAGCCTATTCTCCGGTATTCTTCGTATACGGGTTTCCATATCATTTCGCATTGTTTCCTCTCGGCCGGAAGCAATATTGCCATAGTGTTTAATTGTTCTTGTAGATGTAATGAATAGGGACAGCCTTTGCAGCCTGTCCGTTCGAAATTATAAGGCGGGTAATATAACTCGCATAATTTAATATTTCGTTGTTTTATATACCATTCTTCAAAGTCTTTTGAAACAACACTAAGCGGGTGAAATTTCTTAATATTTCCGCTTTTGCTATCTGTAGTAATACAAGTTATATTGCGCCTTTGTCCGCCCTCTTCCCTCAACATTCCGGTAATAGCGATAGTTCTATTGTTCTGTTTTTCGTATTTATGCAGAGGTATTTTTTTAAGTCTATTACAACATTCTTTTGAGATATTTAAATTAAACGAGGGCTCTAACTGATACATCAATTTTTGAGGGCAAGGTCTATAGCCGCCCTCAATGATATTAAAGTACTTTAAAAGATTAGCGCCTCTATTGCCGTTTCGGTATTCTTGTAATTTTTCACAATGTTCTTTTGATTTAAAAGGATAGCCATATTTTTCGAGGGTTTCTTTAATATTTTGTGAGGGCGCAATTATTATAATTCTTTCGTCTCTCTCTCTCTCTCTCGACAAATGAAACAATCGCTTTATATTCAATGCCTGTGTTAATATATACGCGCGGGATTTTGTTTCCCGGTAATGCCTCGTCTATTAAGTGATGTAAAACTGTGCTATCTTTTCCACCGGAAAATGAGATATAGGCGTTATTTTCTAAGTCATAAAGTTTGTCGATAGATTGTATTTTCGCTACTCTGTCGGCAAGAGTAAACTCGTGTTCTGTCATTTCTCCACCTCCTTAAAAAGATTGCCGCGTTTCGTTTCTCGCAATTCTCGGGAGCCGGTATAATTCCCTTGAATGAGTAACCCCCAGCGGCGTGGGCGTATTTAATCGCGTTTACTCCTCACGCGGTTAAAATCCTTTGTTCTGCTATAGCGTAGTATTGCGCGTCTATCTCTATGCCGATAAAGTCGCGGCCTAGTTTCTTACACGCTACGCCCGTAGTTCCGCTCCCCATAAACGGGTCAATAATTACCACGTTTTCGGGAAGTATGCCGACAATATTTAACATGATCTCTAGCGGCATTTGGCAAGGGTGTGCCGTCTTTTCCTTACTCACGTTTTTAACTTGGTTTACGTTCCACCAATCGTATAATTTCGCGCCCGTTTTCCCCTCGGCTATGCGTTTCTGTATACGCTTGTCGTTCGGATTTTTGTACGGCTGGCGTACTTTTGAAAAGTCTGGTTTTATTCCAAAAAACGCAACGTCGCGGTGTTGCTTTTGCGTATTGGAATTATAAACCCAGCTTACGACACGCTCGGGCGCGCTGCCGATTTCGAGGGCGATTTTATAAAGCGCCTCGGGGTAGTGTATAACGGCGCTTGGTGCGCGTCGCAGAATGTCCCCGAGCATTTTTATATACTCGCTCTCGTTCATATTGTCTTTGTATGTGTTGTAGTGATAGCCCATATTAAACGGCGGGTCGGTTACGACGCAGAAGTCGCCCCCCCCCTCGAAAATACGCGCTAGTTCGTTTCTACAATCCGCGTTATATAGTTTTATCATTTCGCCCCCTCACGCGAATAACTCGCCTTGTTTCGGCAGTCGCTCCCACTTTATGAGGGATTTTGCGTCTATTGCCTCGCCGGTTGTCGTCGTAAACCACAACGCGCCCGGCGCTCTGTTTACCGAGTAAACCATTATTACCCGCTTTTCGTGTACGTCTTTATAACGGCTCATTTCGTACGGCCACGCGCCGTCGTCTATTGCGTAGCGCTCTATGCGGTACGTGTCGCCCGGTCTTGCCTCTGCGAGGAAGTCGAGCGCGCGCTGGTGCTGCGCTTTCTTTGCCGCCCAATAGCGGGCGCTTTCCTCGGGTGTCATTTTTCCCCCTCGCGCTTTCTGTCGCATTTCCTCACGTATCGCGCCCGGGCAAGCGCCGCCCGGTGCTCTTTGTGTGCCGCGTCGTATTCCCTCTGCCATGCGAGGATTTTTTCGCGGTCTTTTTCGTAGCGCGCCCGCCGGTACGCTGCGTCGTATGGCTTTTTGTATTTTCTGTCTATTGCGTCGCTCATTCGTCTAACCCCCAATGTTCGCACTTGGCGCTCGCGGTTACATAGCAGCCATAAAACCCGCAGAATGTCCCGTCTAGTGTGTTATGACTCGCTCGGTAACAATTTCCGCAACATTTCATTTTTTCCGTTTTCGCTTGTAGTTGCTCGATTGTTTCCGCGTTTTCCTCGGCGCAAATACGGAGCGCATTTAATACGCCCGGGTAATTAAAATCGTCGTCGAAACAACGTATATATATTGCTTTTGCTATTTCCTCGGCTTTACTCATTCCTCGCACTCCTCAAAGCAAGCCGGCGTAATGTCCGGGAAGTATGACAATTTAAGAAAACGCGGGTCGGTTACGAGCGGGTGCTCTGCAGCGTCCGCGGTTGTTTCCTGCTTTTTTGGTGTCGCCGTTTTCTCGGTTTCCCGCCGCTTGAGTTCTTCCTCGCAGCGCTTGAGCGCGTCATGCGTGAAGTATGAAACATTACGCCCGCGCTTGTCGCGTTGTATTCTGCGCTCGAGGTCTAACGACTTCATAAGCGAGTAAAAACACGGCGCCGTTATTCCGAGCGCTGCTGCCATGTCCGACGCTAAAAATAAGCGCTCATTTTCCGGGCGTTGTGTATATACCCATTTTTCGCGGATATTTAACTCGCTCATTTTTTATCCCCCTCGAGTGCTGCGCGCTGCGCGTTTTTCTGCATTTTGGAGTTGATAGCCGCCTCAATGTCGATATTGTCGTCGTATGCTGCAATCAATACGCAGATTAAAACGTCCGCGAGTTCCTCGGCGTAGTCCTCGCGCTCGCGGCACCGTAACACAAATTTGTCTATGTCGTTGATACATTCCTCGTTTGCCCATACCTCGCGAGCCTGCGCAGCCTCTACGACTTCGCCGGCGGTGTGCTTTAAGATGTCGCGGATTTTTACCGCGCCGCCGTTGCGCTCGCGTGTTATGGCCGTTCTATGTGCATTTTCTGCGATTTCGTTTAAGTTCATTTTATCCCCCTAACTTTTCTAAAAGTTCAAATCTGTAGTTTTTCCACGCTTGCCCGTACTTGATACACTCGGCTAGCCGCTGCTCTGTGAGCCCCGCAAACTCTGCCGCGTGAAGTAGTTCCCAGCTCGTCGCGTAGATTTCCCGCCGGTCGCTCAAATTGTCCGTTACGACGTACTCGTAACTTTCGCGGACGTTTGGCCGCTCCGGCAGCGTGTCCGTAAATGCGAGCATTTTGTCGCAATTTCGGGTGTAGTTTAATTCCTTGTTTACGCGGGTATATAAATACCCGGTAACACTCGACTCGATAACAAAGCCCGGCCGCTTTAAGTATTGCTCTATGATGTACGTTGCCGCGTCCTGCGCTTTCTGCTCGCGTATTGCCGCGCAGAAGTCGCGCCCGCGTGGCCGCTTGTTAATCGTCTTTTTCGCGATTAAGAATAGCGCCTCGTACATTTCGCCCAGCGCCTCGGCTCTGCCGTGCTTGTACTCATATTGCAAGTTAAGCAAACGCTCGTTTTCACTTTTCGGCTCGTCGAAGTGCGGGAGCGTCATTTCTGCCCCCTCAACGTCTGCCGGTAGCTGGTGCCGTTCATTTCGATAACCTCGGCGCTCTCTACGAGCCGGTCGGCTGCGGCTACCCCGATATATGCAAGGAAGTCCGCTTTGTTAAAGTTGCTTATTAACACGGTCGGGCGGCGGGTGTTGTAGCGGGCGTTTAATACTTGATAAATCATATATTTTTCGTCCGCCGCGTTTATCCCGCGCCCGATTTCGTCGAGTACGAGTAGCGGCGTGTGCCCGTAGTGTTTTATAAGGCGTTCCTCGGTCGTGTCCGCTGTAAACGATTTCGCACGGCGCAGCGCCTCTACAATGTCCGGCGCGGTGAAGTAGTAGCCGCCAAACTCGCGGATAATTCCGCAAGCGAGGTGTGTTTTTCCCGTTCCCGCGCTGCCTAACATTACGAGTGTTTTAAACTCACCGCATTTAATCGCTTTAAGGAAACGCTCGGCGGCTGCCTTGCCTTTTTTCTGCGCGTCGGTGTCTGCCTTGAATGTATCGAGGCTCTCGACGTGGTAACGCTCCGGCGCTACGCTTTTATACCAATCGAGCATAGCGCGGCGTTGTTCCTCGCGTTCCTTGCGCTCGATTTCGGCGTCGTGTGCTGCTGCCTGCTCCGGCGTCATTTTCTCGAATTGCGCGATATAGTCTTGTATTCCACCCATAGCGCGCCTCCTTACAATACGCTCTCGTATGCTGCGGTATTAGAGTCCGCGCCGCTCTTGTAAATATTGCCGTTTTTTTTGTCGTCACAAGCCCATTTCGCGCAAGTCGCTTTCCATGATTTCATAGCGCTTTTACCGACTTTCCAGCCGTTCCCCTCGTAGTGATAAAAAAACTTTTTTACGTCGATTGCGTAGCCTTTTTCTTTACAGTAGGCGGCTACTTCCTCGAGTGTCGGTCTTTTCATGCGCTCTTCGGTCGCTTTTTTTGCCCCCGCGTTCTCTGCGTTTATTTCGCAGCGGTGGCGCTGTTGGTCGATTATGTCGCGGCAGATTGTAAAGGCCATGTCCTCAACCTCGGTCAAGTCCTCGGGTGTAGTGCCGTACAATCCGTAGCGGATAATCGCCTCGCGCAGCTCCCCGCGCTGGTGTTTGTCTTTGATTTTCTCGAGGATAACCTCGAAAGTTTCGTAGTATTGGAAATATGCTTTTTTCATTTTTGCGCCTCTTTTTGTTTCGCTGTCATGGGTAGCCATTTTTCAAATTCTTCGAAACATAATTCGGAGCAATCTTTTTTCGGATCGTATCTGCCGCAATTTGCGCAGCTCTTTTTTATTTTTTTAGTTTCGTTTTTTTTCACTTTTCCCCCCTCATATTTAAGCGCCTCGCGCTCGTATATCTTTTTACATAGCCGCAAACACGCGCCCGGGTCTTTGGATATATCGAGCGCGCCGTTGCATTTAAGCGAGCACGTATAGCCGATATTAAGCGGGTGGTCGATTACAAGCGCGCCGTATTTCGTGCGGTTTGCCTGCGTGTTGCCTATGCGGTGCGCGCCCTGCGGCTGCCCGTCGTTTAATGGAGCCCCGCAAACCTCGCAAACCCCGCCGCTTATTGCCAGCGCGTAGCGTCGCTGCGCTTTCTCTGCCTCGGTCATGCTCGCCCCCTAGAAGTCGAAAACGAGTTGCTCGTTGCCGTCGTTGTCTATTACGTACTTGTTGCCGCGCTCGTCGATTTTTACTTCGTCGTTTCGTGGCAAGTCGCACGTACACGCGATACAACCGGCGTGTTGCTCCCAATCGTAGCGCGCAAAATATTTGCACTTGTCTACGCCGTTTCCGTAGTAGCAGCGCTCCGAGCCGTCCTCGAGTTTCCGCAATCCCCACGGGCAAGGGCTGTATTTAACGTCGTCCCAGCGTTTCGTAGCGGGATTGTATTTACGGTCTAACTCGATTTGTATAAACGTCATATTACGCCTCTATCAAGATTATTCCGTGATGTGCCGCCCACACGTGCGCCGCCTCTATTAAGAGGTTGCACTCGTCCGTGCTGCTTTCGCTTTCGCCTTTAGGCCATATATGCCCGTCGATTATTTCGTACGGGTAGCCCATTTCCTCAACGGCCAGCATTTTCACGCAATATTTGATAGCGTCGTAACTGTTGCCCGTTTCGTTGCAAATCTGCATTATATGGCCGTTAAGGTGGTGGTTTTGCGAGTGCTCGCCGGTCGTCCTCGGGCGTTTCGGCGGCTGCAACGTTACGAGCACGTAGCCGTTATTTTTGTCGCGACACTTCCCGAGTTCGCGCTTGATGTTTTCACGCGCGCCCGGGTCGGTCGGTGGTACAAACGCCACGCGCCCCGCAACGTCGGCAAGTTTTAACACGTATTGAAACATAGCCGCCCCCGCGCTTTAGAATATCTCGTCGGCCGGTTTCTCGGTCGGCTCTGCTGGTGTCATGTTGTCGAAGTTCGGCGCCTGCGCTGGTGCCTCGACTACCTCGCCGTTAAACGCCTCTTTTACGGCCTCTACGGCTTTCGGCAGCTCCGACGCCTTGCTCATTGTCGAAGTAGGGTTTAAGCGCTTGTCGCGTTCTGCGCGCGCTTTCTCGATTACCTCGCGGGCTGTAAAGTCTTTTCGCAAGTCGCTAAAAAACTTCATAGCCTCTTTACTGAATACCGGCGAGCCGTCCGGGAATGTCGCTTTGAAGATTTCCACGAGTTCTTTTTTCTCTGCCGGTGTTGTTTCGCCGCCCTTTGGTGTGAAGTCAAACGCCGCTTTTTTTGGCGCTGGCTTTGCCGGTTTCATGGTGCCGGCCTGCGGCTGCGGGCTCTGCGCGTCCGGGTCTTTTTCGTCCTCGGTCGGTATGCAGAAAACTTGTAACATGGCGTATTTTAAGCCGATACTAAGCGCTTTATTGCTTGCCTTGTCGCCCGAGTCCATAGCCTCGCCGATTACTACGGCAGAAACGCTCGAGCCGTCGTCGGTGTAGAATGTAAAGCGGATTTTTAACCGGGTGTAGAATAAGTCGCCGCCGCTGCGGGTCTTGCCGGTGCTGCGTTCCTCGTTCAATACCTCGGGTACGACAAACACTTTGTTTTTAGTGAGTGCCGCGTGTAACTCGTTCATTACGTCGTCAATACCGCGATACGCAAAGCCCTGTTGCTGGTTTTTGCGGTCTTTTCCTATGGCGTTGATTTCTGCCATAACGCCGATAATTGCTTTATAAATTGCTGGTGTAGTGTCTGCCATGTTTCACCCCTCGAGTGTAAAATCTTTGTTTATAGCGCCCATTACCTCGAGCGCCGTTCGCAGCCTTGCGGCCGCTTTTTCGTCTACTTTCGAGCGCTCGTTGTTGTGTTTCGGTGCGCTCAAAAAGTCCATAATTTCGGGTACGGTTAAGCCGTCCTTTGTCGTCTTGTTCTGCTTTGCCGCCCAGCTTGTAACGGTGCTTACAGTAAAGCCCGTTACATGGGCGATAGTCGCTACGCTAAACTTTTCCACGGCGCGCCCCCATTAAAACGGTATATCCTCGGGGAAGTCGCCCGGCTGTGGCTCGTAGCCGCCGTCATTCTGTGGAGCCGGTGCGCTCTGTGGAGCTGCGCCGCCCTCGCTCTTGCCGCCGAGCAAGTAGCAATTATCCGCTTGAATTGTTATGCGGCTCTGTTTCTGTCCGTCTTTTTCCCAGCGGTCTTGTTTGAGGTGTCCCTCTACACAAATCTGCTTTCCCTTTGTCAAATAAGGTTTGAGGTTTTCGGCGGTCTTGCCCCATATCGTAACGTCGAAGTAGTTTACCTCGTCGGCGTAGCCGTCGCCGGTTTTCTTGCTGCGGTTTACCGCAATCGACACGTTAGCGCGTGCGGTGCCGTTCCCGATATATCCGAATGAGCGCTCGTCGCTCCCGAGGTCGCGAGTCAAGCGGCCGATAAGTACAACGTGGTTTAAGTCTGTCATTTATTCCCCCTCGCAGATTTCTGCGTATAATTTGTCTGTGTATTCGCGTGTTTCGCGTAATACCTCGGCTACGTTGTTAGCCTCTGTTTCGTTGATTTTGTCGAGCGCGAGTATTGCGGTTTCGACAAGTGCCTGCGTTTTTTCTACGGCTCTCTTTACGTCCTCGCTCATTGTGCGCCCCCGTGAAGTGATTTATAAAAATTGCAGAAGTCGCAGCATGAGCAATAGTCCTCACACTTGCGCGACACGGCCGGGCGGTGCTCGACGTAGTGCGAGTTTCCCAGCTCGCCCGCGTATGCCTCGGCGTCCTGCTGATTGTCAAAAAGTTTTACCGCTGTTTTTCTGCCGTTTTTCATAACGGCGTATTTTTCCCCGTCCGCCCAGCGTTCCTCTAATGTGCATGGCTCTATATCGTCGTCGCCCAGCTTGTAGGCGTTTTCGATTTCCGTAACTTTCGAGATAATGCGCGCCTCTGTGGCGGCGAGATCGTCGGCTGTTACGTCAAACTCATAAACGAATACGGGGCTCTGCGGGTAGCTGGCGTCGTGCTTTGCTTTTGTTTTGGAATGGTCTTTAAGCAAGGCAACGAAACGACACTTTTTTACCTCGAGGCCGCTTTTTGTAAGCAGCCACGCATAAGTTAAGCCCTGCGCGCGCCAATCTGCGAAGTCTGCAAACTGTACTTTCCACACGCTCGCGGTTTTCCAATCGTTGATTATTCCGCGCTCCATGTCGTACAAATCTACTTGCCCGGTAACATGGGAATTGGCGACGGCAACGTCAAAACGTTCCTCGCAAAATTCATTTTTTGCGGCCTTTGCTTTTATTCTTGCCTGCATACGTTGTATAACTCGTTTGATGTACGGCGCTGTTGCTGGCTCGTCGATTTCCGGCTCGTCCTTTTTCCACTCGTCCAAAAATGAGCGGAGTAGTTGCAATAAAAATATTTCGTCTTGTCCTTGCATTATTCTATGCACGGCTGTACCGAATACCGCCCACACTTGCTCGCTTGCGTCTACTGTGATTTCGTCGTAGTGGCGGTCGGTCAATACGATTTCTTTTGCGCCCTTGTTGAGTGTGGTAGCGCTATAACAATGT